TTCTTTTTCCAAAATATCATTATTTGACATAAAATTCACAATATTATCATGAATTTTATCTTTTTTAGACTTTAAACTTTTAATTTTATCTTTTAATAAATCTTCTTCATTATTTAAATTAATATATTCACTAATAAATAGTTTTAATTGTGATTTATCTGTCATACTATATATTATTTATTTATTTTTATATATTATACATTTTTATTTTTTTGATATATTATTTAATAATAAAAGATATTAAATTAAAAAAATATGTGTTTCTTTTTTAAGTATATGAAAACATTAGGTGCTAAATGTTTATTTATTATTAGACATGGCGAAAGGTTAGATAAAATAAATCAATTATGGAAAAAAAAGGCTTTAAGACCACATGACACCCCTTTATCTATAACTGGATATAAACAAGCTGAAAGATTAGGAAAATGGTTATATGGTAAATTACCAATTAATCATCCAATAGCAATTTATTCTAGTCCATTTATTAGATGTATTCAGACTGCTGATGCTATAGCAAAACAATTAGAAGGATTAAAATATGATGGATTATATTCTGATAAATCAACCGAAATTTGTGTGGAACCTGGATTATGTGAAGACCCAAGTTATTTAAGTGGTTTAGAAGAAAATCCAATTTGGTTTTTGAATGCTGCTGATTTAATGAGTATATCAAATCGTATTGATTTAAATTATAATCCTTTAAAAGAAGTTATATTTAAAAAAGAAAAAGATAGTAATCATTTTTATGAGCCTTTAAATGGAGGTACAGAAATTAGATTAAATTCTATAGTACATGAAATTATTAAACATCCATTTGTAGAAGATGATGGAACAGCTATTTTAGTTACTCATGCTAAACCTTCTATTGATATGATTCGTTCTTTAAATACAAAACCTAATAATATACATTTACCTCATTATGAAGATATTAAAATAGGAAATTATAATGGACCTCCTGTTCAATATACTGCATGCACACAAATGGTTTTTACTAATAATACTTGGGAAATTGAAAAGGGTACTCAATTATTTTCAAATGAACATGACCCAAGATTAAAATTAGCCAGATATGAAAAAGAAAAAAGAGTTACTCGATATGTTTATGAAGATTTAATTATAAATAATAAAGATTTTTTTAAAAATCTTAATAACTGTGCTATAAAAGATATTATAATACCAAATGATGTATTAATTAATAAAAAGTCAAATGAATTAATAATGTATAAAAATAAAGATATTGATATTAAATTTACGTTACCTGAAAATTATAATTTTGGACAAACAATTATTGTAAAAACATTAAATTAATAATTTATATTTAAAATAAAATATTGTGTATATATTATGTCTAATAAAAAAGAGACAATTAGTTTTAAAATTCAAACACCTGCTTATAATGCTTCTTCAACAGTTAGGAATACAATTAAATCAAGTAAATTAAATAATACACCTCCAATATGGGATTAACACAAATAAGAGATGTAAAAATTATTGAAGATAATTATAATTTATTTAGTGATGCACAAAAAGAAAAAGTTAGATTATTAGTATCATTAACAGGAAATGGAGATATAGAGAATGATGTTCCACCTTATCAAACAGGAAGATATATTTTAAAATTTGATGATTTTACCAGTATATCTTTTATGACAGGATTTGATAGCAATTATGGATTTGGAAATTATAAATATACAGGCTTGGCTAATAATTTTGGGCAATATAAAATAGCAGATATTGATTGGTATGCTCAAGCAAGTGGTAATCAAGATTTTGATAATTGGAATATAATATTATATAAACTTTAAAAATATATTTTATTTCATAAATTCTCAATATTTATTTTTATAATAAATAATATTTTTATATTTATATATATTATAAATAATGTCTAGTGAAAAAGCAGTTATAAAGTTCAAAGCACCATCATTCAGTGCTCAATCATCATTAGATCAAACAACCTATAATGATCCATTATATAATACACCACCAGTATGGGGTTTAACACAAATTAGAAAAATTAGTAATTTGACTGATAATCAAAATATTTTAAGTCCAACACAAAAAGCAAATGCAAATATATTAGTTGGTGTTCAAGGATGTGGAAAAATTATAGATAGAATTCCTCCATATTTGATTGGTAATTTTAATATATATTTTGATGACAATACAAGTATATCATTTACAACTGGAATAAGAGATCCCTACGCTAATGCATCATATCAATATACAGGAACAATTAATGGATTAAAAGAATATAAAATAGCAGATATTAATTGGATTTCAAAAGGTGCTAATTCGAAAGATTTAGATGATTGGACAATAACTTTAAATAAAATAGTACCCGATTTTAAAGGATTCTGTAATATGTATTCAACTGTAATTTATGGAAATGCTGAAAGAAAATATGCGTTTCCTACTTTAAATAGTAAGCCATCCACACCTCAATATTTGGCTTTTAATAACAGAGATTCTAATGATTTTATATTTATAGGCGATGGTAATGACCCTGTTGGAAGTGGCTCAAAAATTGTTTGTCAAAATCCAGGTAAATGGGTTATTACAAATCAATATCAACTTGATTGTCTATATTCTGCTGAAGATAATATTCCTAAAAAATTAAGTGGATTTACTGCTATAGGAGGTCCAAATAAAAAAGAAATTATTTTATCAAATAGTTCTGCTACAAATACAGTTAAAGATAAAGGAGATAAAAGTGTATTAGTAATTGTGTTTACGTTAGAATTAAATAAAGGAGATTACTTTCGAGTTGGTGTATTATCTGAAGATCCCAAAACTGCAACTTTAAATAGTTATCCAACATTAGGCAGACAAAATTTTCCAAATGAAGCCAAAAACAGTGTTGATCCAACATGTATTACATTATGTCAAAAAATATAATAATATTCATTAAAAATTAATTATTTTTATTTAAATAAAAATAAATAATATTTTTATTTAAAATTGTATATATTGAATTTTTTATATTACTATATGTTATATGAATAGTATTTATCCATTAATAAACATTCGATATTTTAATGAATATAATTCAGAAACAAAAAAATTAGAATACAGTAAATATAATTTTAATTTTGAAAAATTTAAAATTGATTATCAAATGGAAGGTAAAACAAAATTAGAAATATTTGATAAATTTTTATTAATAAATGGATGGGATTATAAAAAACCAACAAAAGTTCAACAAAATAATAAACAATATTTCTTACCAATGACAAAAGAAATTCAAGATTATAATGATCATTTTGCTATGTGCATTCATCCAGGTTATATTAATGCGTTTGATTTAAATTCATATTTACCATATGATTTATTAGTAGAAAACCAATTTGATTTAGTATTATATGATAATACACAAATAAGAAGACTTCAAGATTATTATTTTAATGACCAAGATGATAAAACATATAGTAAATATAATTTTAATTTTGATTTATTTAGTAAAGATTTTAATGTTTATGGTAATAATTTAGTAATATTTACGGATTTTATATCAAGAGTTATTTATGAATCAGATACAGTAGTAGGAACAAATGGATATGGGTTTCCAAAATCATTTGATAAATATTTTATTGAAGTACCAGACATAAGGAAATATTTAGTACAACATGGAAATTTTAGTATATTTAGTAATACAAAAAAGAATTTAAATAATATTGATTGGGAAGATTATTCAAAAATAACAAATTTACCAAATGAACAATCAGTTTTAGAAGAACATTATATAAGAGATGGACAATTTATAAGATATCCTGTAAAATTTATACAAAAAGAGTTAAGTGAATATGACATTTTTTTCAAATCATTAGCAATAGTAGGTGGAAATGCAATGAGTAGTACTAAAGTTGGTGTTGGATTTTTATATAAGTATAAAAAAAACCCAAATGAATTATATCTTGTGACAGTTAATCATATCTTATCAAATGAAAATTTAGAATCATTTTTTGGTTTATTTGAAATTATTGATAATAGTAATGAAACAAAATCTACAACTGCTGAATTTAAAGTTATTGGTAGAGACAAATATACTGATATATTAGTTGGTATATTTGACCCAGAATTATTTTATAATAAAACTTTTAATGTAGATTTAAGTGATTATAAACCAATAGAAATAAATTTAGATATAGATATTGAAGAAAATAGTGATGTAAGTGTAATTGGTTCATTAGGTTCAATTGATAATAGAGTTATTCTCAATGGTAAAATTATGGATCCAAAATATAATGGTAGTTTTATAGCAAATTCATATTCTGTACCAGAATGTTTATTTATAGATATAAATATAGATAATGGTTTATCTGGTGCTCCTGTATTAGTAAAAAGAAGTAATAAATATAATTTAGTTGGTATGATTGTTGGAAGTTTTGCTGATAATAAAAGTTTTACAATTGCTTTAAATAATTTTTCATTAATTTCAGTAGTAAATCCAATTATACAAAATTATGAAGTATTAAGAATAAATTTTAAAGATAATTTATTAGCTTTTAGTATTGGTAAAGAAAGAGGATTAACAAAAAAATGGTTAGGAATATATGGTTATTATAATGACCCGGTTAATATTAGATCTGAAAATAGTTCATTGATTAATTTAAAATATAATGGAGGTTTAGTTATTACTAAATTTATATTAGGTTTCGATTATGTAAAAGAAATATTTGTTTATGAAACAGAATCTATTATTAAAGGAAGTGTTATACCATTAAATGGTCCATTACTTAATACAAAAATATATAGTAGATTTATTGAATCCAATAAAAATCCAATTGTTTTAAAATCTATGACTTTTTATGATGGTATTAGATGTCAATATTACAAATTTAATTTAGGAAAGTATAGTAATCAAAGTGGATTCTTTAGATTTAATTATGGCTTTTTACCATTAGGTAATTTTTCATTAAATGATGAAAGTATAATTAATAAATTAGCATATACTTATGGTAAAGTTTTTATTGAATATTATTATTATAATGGAAATGTTTGGGTATTAGAATCTGACTCTATAGGTGGTAATGATCAATCATGGTATAATAAATATGAATTAAATACTATATCAAGATTTATTCAACATAAATTTGAATATCCTATGTTTTTACTACCATATAGTACTTCATTTGCCTATACATTATTTACAAGTTTTTCTGATGAAATGAAAAATCCATTAACTGGAAGTGTTATACCAGGTGGAAGTGTTATACCAGGTGGAAGTGTTATACCAGGTGGAAGTGTTATACCAG